GTTATAGATTTCGGGTGATAGTGGTGTTTGCGGCATCGGAACAACAACTTCCGACAGCGGCTTGTTTTCATCCACGACAGGCACCAGTCTGCCGTCATCATCGGATTCCAACGCTTCACGGCCCTCAGGACCAAATGACCGCTCGTGGTACAAGTATTTGCGTGCGTACCGTTTGCGGGCATTCATCAACTGGGAACGGGTCTTGTCCAACTCCAACTGCAATGATTCGATTGCTTCCAAATCACCCATCGGGTAGAAGTGGTCGGGGACATCGTAGTTTCGCATCATCACGAAAGGCTGCCCGTAAGCGTAAGGCATCGGCATCGGGTCAACAAGAAATTCGTCAGCGTCTTTAGTCATAACCGACATCGTGTTGTTCGCGATGTCGTAAAACTCGTAGATTACAGTCCGTTCAATAACCCCCGACAGGTACTGGTTGTTTTCCTGCCGATCCGTGGGGGCATACATCGGGTTGAGAAGGGAAGTGGCTTCCAAGTTTTTGCGTGCCGACGGCTTATACCGGCGATCCTTCTTTGCTTCTTCCAAAGAAACAACGATACGTTGTGCAATCCATTTAGCGTCTTCAACGCATGTCGCTTCAGGGTCAATGTAAATATCGTATGGTGATACCCGTTCCACAAATGGCTGATCTTCCACAACAGCCATGGATGTTGTGGGGATACTTGCAGCCATCTGGCTGTCGTCAGGCAACTCGCCTGCCATGTCAGGGTTTTCCATCGCAAAAACGTCGGATTCGACCATTGCTTCAGCGAACAGTTCATCCCGTTCGGATTCACCCAGCATTCGTTCCTGTTCAAGAAATTTCCAACCAACTTTCAGCCAGCCATGACCGAAAATGAGGAAATCTTTTACAGAACGCCGGAACGGGGTGCGGAAATCGTGATGCCTCCACAAATGGTTTACGACCGCTTCAACAAAAACGGCCCGGTCCTCATCCTCAGGCTTGTTAGGTACTACAACAATCTTCGGATGGTTTACTGAAACGGCAGGCGCAATCACATTGACGGTACTGAACGCAATGTTGACTGCAATCAAATCTTCAGTACTGGCTGTTGTCCGAGGCCAATGCCTGCCACGGTACAAATCAACCATGCGTCGCCACAAGTTGTCGTAACCGAGTTCGTCACGCCAACGCGCAGACGAATTCAACTTTTCGTTGATAACAGTTAACTGTTCAGAACGAGTTTTACGAGCCATCAGAAGTACGCCTTATCGGGGAGCCGTTCAATGTTGCGCCCAGCAGCCTTCGCTTCCTGAGCGGCTTTCACCCCACGCTCATCACGAGTCAAATGCTGCTCATCGGGAGGCAAGTGGGATCGAAAACCGCGCCCAGTGTCCACACGGACACCAAGCAACTTTTGCCGCCACTCCCACAACTCATCCAATTCCTCAACAGGCAGCACCCCACGCAAGTCCACTATGTAATCGCGGAACTCACTGTAGGACGCCCCCCGTGGGAGGATCGCCACAGTTACGGGCGCTTGGTGTGGGGGGCCGCGTTGTGCCCAGCGAGATCAGGCTGCGGCTTCGCAGGCTCAACCTTACCCATGGTGCCGTGCTGGTTAAGCGGGGTGTCACGAACATTGATTTCCCCGTAACCGCCAGTCTGGCTAGCGTACTTGGGGGAATCAAACCGCTGCTTGGGTGAATTGGGTGCCGCAGGCTCCCAAATCGGGTTCGCTACAACAGAACCCCCACGCTCCATCCGGTTGTTCTTGCCCGTAGAGCCGTCAACCGTTTCAGTACCATTAGTGAAAGCAACGAATCGTGCCAATTTAAAACCTCCGATAGTCTCTATCATCTATGTTCTAGGTGTCCCACGCATCGTGTGCGCCCCGATACGCAAATCAGGGTTCTCGTCTGGTTTCGCCATTCGCGCCCACCAATCCACAGTCCAGTAGTCATCCGCTGCCGGAGCATACTCCGGCATGAAAGCATACTGGCGCATCTCATTCGCCAACGCCAACGCTATCACCCGGTCATCAAACGGTGAACCAGACATCGATCCCCTATCGTTACGCACATAGGTTCTCAACTCGGCAATCGTGTGCCGGTCAAACAAAGTCAACTCGTCGTTACGTAACGCCATATCCAAATCGTCAATCAGCAACGGTTTCGTTGTCCGAGTCGTTTTCCACCCGTATTCCATCGACACCTTCGTTGTTACACGATTCAATGTTCGTTTCCGAAACATGTTCGGATGCCCCAAATGCCGCAACTGAACAATAGTAGTCAAACCATGATTGTTGGACTCCACACACGTCAACGCATTATTGTACCACAATGACATGCGGAACACTTCATACGCCAACTCGTCGGGTGGAATATGCCCATGCCACACAGCGACCTGTTCCCCGTTGCGAACATCCAACATTTGGATACACGAATAGTCGCCGTGGAGTAGACCCTCAGCCGTATCAACACCCGCAACATAACTGCGGCCACTGACCGGTTCACGCCAAACTGTAAGCATCTTTTTTGAATTCCACGACTCTAGGCGACAACTCGGTCAAATAACCCATCACACCGGGTTTAACACATACCCCCATGCGTTCCAACACATCCAAATCAAACACCGGGTTACCAGACTTGATGAATGCTTCCTCAGGGGATGAAGGGTACTCCTGCGCTAACTGCCATGACAGCATCGAATCTTTCTTCGACTGATACCACGACTCGTCACGATCCTCCGACGCAGACCACGGAAAAAACATGGAATGAAACCGGTTGTTTCCCGTTTCGGCACCCACCCATAATTCGTGAAAGAAGTTTCCGCTTCCATTCGCCGTACTAAGACCAATGATTCGGCCTCCGACATCAGCCACCGGTTCAATAGACGCCCACGCTTCCTCAGGATTAGGCAAGAACGCCCACTCATCAACAACCACCAGTGTAGCAGACTCACCACGCGCAGGATCCGACGCCGACGGCATCGAAGTAATCATACTGCCATTATCGAAAGCCATCTTCTGCTGATGCTCCACCAACGACTCCGGGCCACGCGCCAACATCCAATCAGGCATATGTTGAAACCCGTACTTAGATTTACGCAACAACAATACCGACTCACGTTCAGTCCTGCTGAGATCAATAATGTTTTGATCCGGGTGAAAAAACGCTAACCAAAACTGGTGTGCAGCCACCAACGTCGTCCACCCAATCTGGCGGGCCTTCAAAGTCAACGAATACCGGTTCTCAGACCACCGTGTTAAAGCCTCAGACTGGGCGTCCCGAAGATCAAATAGTATTCGACCATGAGCAGGATGAGCAATATGCCAGTACTTGCGTAAAAAATGCGACTCATCGTTCACACACCTTCGCCACTCGGCCTCCTGCCGCAACTCGGATAAACGACTCACTCAACCAGCCTCTAATTGAACAACGACTGTAACGCACGACCCAAACCCCAAACCGTGAACGCTATAGACAAAAACACGATCGTCACAAACGCCGAAACCGTCCACTTCACTGGCACGAATCACACACCTCCGGGTCCTCCGGACCCCCCACCAAAACCTCATCCAAGTCAGGACGCTCACCAAACGACTCCTCACGCCAAACCAAATCATCATCCTGAGCCACCCACACACCATTACGCAAAACGTGCCCCCGGCTCACTCCCCCACCATCCGTGAATAGGCCGCAGCATCTCTCCGATAAGCCGCCTCAGCAGCCTCTAAAATCTCATCTGACAAACTTTCAAGAACAGCACGGTTCGCATCTACAGCGCCCGAGATCCGTTCCCCCGTCATCCCATCGAATGAACGTGACATGCCAGAAACTTTCTGTTTCTTCGCCTCCTGCAACAAATACCAATGCTTGATGTCAGGCTCAGTAAAATTGCTCAACCGCCCCATACCCACATGGTTCTCCGTGTCGGCAAGAGTATCAAACAACGCTTCCTCGCCGGGGCGATGTTTCGCCGCAGGATTCTGCTGTGAAGACCCCCGCACCCGGCCTTCTAACGCATCTCTATGAAAATCAGAACGCCCCGGTCGCAACTTGCCCGCTTTTGTTGCATCAACCCCCCGGTCTGCACCCTGTATCGAACGCAAAAGTGCCCGCAAAAAGTCGTCGGTGCCACCAATGGCTTTACCCAACTTGCCTGCACCCTTAACAATGCCACGCCCAGCCACACCACCCGGCAACGGTAGCGGCACCATACCCGCCGCACCCGTCATCCCCAAATCACGCAACTGCATTGGGCGAGCAATCTCAACCGCCGTACCTAAAGACGCTCTTTGCGAAGGATCCAACCAGCCTTCGTCAGATGAAGGAGCCCTCAACTCCGCAAGAAGCCTCGCATCAGCAACCGACTCCGGGTTACGAGCATCGTCCACCGACACAGACCGATCAGGGCGCCCAACACCCAACGGCAAATTGGGACCAAACATGCGAGAATTAACCATTATCAACCACCCTCAAATGCGAAACCTGATCCAACAACTCATCAGCCAACTCCAAATCAGACAACCCCGAAGTCTCCCTGTCATCATCAACCAACACACGCCGCTTCGGAGTAAACTTCTCAATAAACTGCAAATACAAAGACGCAGCCTGCACAGACCCACCCACCGCAGCACCATGCAACGCATCAATCACAGACTGCGTACGCTCAGGATGAATATTCAACTCAGCAGCACGACGATCCCACTCCTTCGCAAAACGCGCATCACGCTTAATCCGCCGAACAGAATCCTCATGAATCCCAGCCCCAGCAGCCCACTCATACTGATGCTTAGGATCCCTATCGGGACCCTGAAGAAGCCAATCCAACAACGCAACCCACTTCTTCGGCATCGTCTTAGACCCCGAATCCTCATCCCACTGCCAACCCCGACCACCACCATTTTGCGGCACAACAACCTCCAACCCAGACGTACAACCAATAGGCGCAACTGTCCCGACCCGCATGTAACCCCCGTGGGACACCCGGGACTATAAAGGGGGGAACGCCTACTAGGCTAGCCTAGCCCAAACAAACCCAGCCATACGGGATACACCCCACCAAAGGGGTGAAGCCCACCAGAACCCACACAAGCCCCCACAAACCCCTGCCCGCAAACAAGGCAGGGGTATTCTTATACCCAAAAACCCGACCCAGCAGACCGCCCGACCGGCCCTCCATATCTATACATAGTATTCTTTGATGCACCCGGCCCCCCCCATGCCGGGGGGTGCCTCGGCTTGGGGTTGGGGGTCGCGCGCGCACGCGCACGGGCGCACACGCACGCGCGACCGCACGCGCACACGCACGCACGCACGCGCCCGGACTGACAAGGACCGGACCGCTCCGATTCTAGTCTTGGCATTGGTTAGGGGGGGGTGGGCTTGGCTTGGGTTTGCCGATTGTGGGCCTGAGCAGGGGTTTTGTGGAAAGGTAAAACAATTCCTTGACGGGGGCGATTTGAGAGATTAGAAAAGGGGTGGCAAGTACAACCGACGAGAGGGTTACACAATGGAGAACACGAGCGAGCGAACAGCAGAGATACTGCTGGACGTGTTGCTAGATGCCAGTATTGGGAAGGCGTCTGGCATAATCCGGAAGGCGGTGCACCTAGACCTAGCCGCATGGGCGGACGTGCTGGACATTCTCATTCCGGCTTTGGAGTCGCACCGTGACTGTGCAAGGCAGGGTCTGTGATGGCAACGATTCACACCGACAAGGTGGCCGAGGTGCTGGCAAGGGTGCGGGAGGGCGATCCTCC